ATTTATTTAACCCACATTCACCACCAAAACGCTCCACCGATTCAAAATGTTGAATCCCTTGACACTCAATACCAACATTATATTCATTAAGATAAAAATCCAAGGATTGCAAACCTAACCAACTTATTCTATATTGTTCTGTAAAATCTACATTATTTTCAATTAAAAAATTACGTATCTCATTCTCCAAATGACTCGATTTGCACTTTGGACACCCCTTTCCTTGTAAATGGCCATGTGGTGTTTGCCAAAACTCACCATGTTTTGGACAAACAATCTCAACTTTTTCCTTTGTATTCTTTATTTCTTTTATATTATCATATAGATAATATCTATTATGTAATTCATTGGCTCTATCAATAAAATCATTAATTTTGATTGCCCTACTCATAGCATTCTTTTCTTTTGCACATTTTGGACAACCATTACCATGCATAAAAGTTAAAGCATTAATGCTAAATTTTCCATGTTTTTTACATATAATCCATACATTATTTCTTGTAGTAGTATAACCACTTTCGTCTACAATTTTTTGGACCTTTTCTAATGAAAAAGTTTTATTTTTTGAATTTCGTCTATTATAACACTCACGGCATCCATGCCCCTGAAGAACAGAGTAACCTCTTGTTTTCCATTCATAGCCACAGTGATTACATTTAAACATATATTTTTCCTGCGTCCCATAATATTCTTCATCAATAACAGAAATGCCACCGTTACTAACACTATTGATACGTTTTATAAATTCATCCTTTGTTATTTTTTTACACATTTATTAAATCTATATTAATTTTAATAATAGTATTTAAAATAAAAAGTTGAGGTGATTTACCCCAACTTTTATATTTAGTCCATATCTTCTTCAGTTTCGTTGAACTCAACATCACCAACATCAACAGTAACGTTATTTTCTTTACCAAGTTCATTTAACTGTTTAAGAATGTCTGTAATGTGTTCCTTCTTATACTTGTCCAAGTCATCAACCCCAATGAAACCTTTATCGCAAGCAACTAACGGACCCTCATAGCAAACATTATGTGGGGCATCAAGGTGATTCTTCAAGATTTTAATCTTTGTCTGAATACCATATGCATAATTCAACCCCTTAGAGGTTGCTGTCAGGCGTTTAATACCACTTGTCAACTGTCCACCCATCAATATTTCCATACGAGTGGCATACTTTAATGATTTCCCACCCTTTGTTTGCATTATTGGGGTAGACGAAATAGAAACTGTCATACTATCCATCCATACCTTGTTGATATACAGCATAGTATTTGAATACTTACATGTCACTTTTCTTGAAGAAGGTATTCTATCATTTACGATACTACTAAACGCTTGAGAAATTGCGGCCGCAGACCACATTGCATTTGATATTTTTGCTGCTTTATATTCTTTAAATGAACCAACAGAACCAACACTATCCCACACAAACAAGAATCCTTGATTAATATCCCCATTTTCTTGTGCATCAAGTAGTGTATTAATACACATTGCAACATCTTCAATTACAGCAGTCTTTCTCTTTGTTTTTGTTCTATTTCCTGATGAATAATCCCAATCCCCAAATTGGTCACAAAGAATTGCATTATTATAGTATAAAAAATTACCATCCCATTGAACAATTCTATTTTCAATATGTGTCGTAATTTCACCCGTTTCAGGATCAACATTCTCAATCTCAACATCACCATAGATTGGCTCAGCTTCAAACCCCATTTGCATAGCATATTGGAATGAAAAAGCATTTTCAGTGTCAATAATAACAGGAATTAATCCCTGCTTCTGAGCACTAACTATTGCATGATTGATTAGTGTTGATTTACCAACATTACTATGTCCAATTACACTAATAACGGTTGATTGAGGAATACCAGGCAACTTAGTGACATCTTGAAATGACTTTGGCATCAAAATCCATTCTTGTGGTTTATTTGCATTACTTACTTTAATAGGTTCTCCTTCTTTCACATTGAGACCCATCTTTTCTTTAAAAGCACCAAGCCCACTTTTTTTAATTGTTTGACCTTTTTTAATTGGTTGTGCCATAAATTAATTTTTATTTGTTATTTTCATTATGTTTTTTCATATATTCTAACCCACATGGTATAGATTATGACATTTTATTTTTCTTATTACATCTTAAAACGGTAAATCGACCTCATCTTCTTCATTATCCATCATAATTGGCATACCTGTTTGTTCGGAAGATATTGTACGTTGTTCATTTAAAACTTCTGAAGCTGCTTCAATTATAGTATCAGCATTCTTTTTTGCTTCATTACGTCTCTTTTCTGCTTCCAAGAAATCATCTTCGGTCTTTGCAACAAACTTTCCGACACTCTTATCAAAATAAGGAATCATATCATCAGCAATGATTGAAAGATAATCATGTGATTTTACTGTATACGCATTATACCATTTCTTTACGTCATTAATCCAAGCATTTCCTTGTTCAATATCTTTGGTTAGCGGTTTGTTAATTGATTGGTCAGTAATCAATACAGCAATACCCTCTTTTCCATCTGAACGTTCAGTTCTCTTCAAATTAAGAATAATATCTCGTCCATTATCAAGGTCAAAAATATTATAATTATGTTCACCTGCTTCTTCCATATCACTCTTGCGTTGCTTATATAGCGCAATCAATGAATCATAAATACCTTTACCTTGGGTATTCTCGTTAAATCTCCAAAATTTAACACCCTCATTTTCCTTTCCACGTTCAATAACACGAACGATATAAGTTACCTTACTCTTTAAAGAGCACCCTTTTTTAAACAGAGCCTTAGATTTTACTTTATCAGTCTCATAGCACTTATTTGCCTCATTAAAATAATACTTAGCCTTTTCGCAAATTGGACATTTAACCGACGAATTATAATCAGGCACTTGCGGATCATTAATACATAGGAAAGATTTAAAACCACTCTTTGCAATACGTGGACTAACTTTAAGATTATGCGTTTTGACCGCAATTCTAAAGTTCCCATCTTCACTACTTACAGGCAAAATTCTAATCTTAATTGTTCTTTCATTTTGTCCATTTTCCAACTTTGTGTCTAAATAATTTTTAGCATCAAAATCATTCTTTTTCTGTGTGTTCGTGCTATTAGATACTAATGAATCTTCAACGACACTACCGCTTACATTACCATTAAAATTTCCCATTTTTAAAAAATAAATTTATTATTGTTATATTGTAATTGTACTACTTTTTTTACTTAAAAACAATTTTACATGTAAAAAAGTTGCAGTTAACCTACAACTTTGATTTATTAAAATAATATAATTTAAAACTGTAAGAAATCACTTAATTTTATATGATTCTCACCAAGAGACTTTAATATGTCTCGTTCATTAAAATTATCAAGATCACTTTTTCTTATCTCAAATTCTTCCTGTTCATCTGAGGTAGAAACATCATTATCACTAATTACATTATAATTTGGATGTTCCTCTTGTTGTTTTTTCCAATATTTATCAGGACGTTCAGAGAATGGATAAGAAGCCAACGACCTCAAATTAAGTGTTTCCTCTGCCGTTGGGTTTCTCTTAGCAAATTCATGTTTAAGGTCTTCAATCTTTTGGTCGTTTGCTGCAATTGCATCCTTAAATTTAGAAATTACGTCAAGAACCTTGTTTAACTTATCATCAACATTATCAACCTTAAATTCAGTGGCTTCTTGAGACTGAGTTAATTCATCCACATCAACAACTTCATCACCAGGCTGTTCTGTGTCCATCTCAACATCTTCAATATCCATATCATCACCAAAATCGTCAGCCAAATCATCACCTTGCGCATCAGGCATATGGGGCATCTCACCACCCATATCATTCCCCTGTGGTTCATCCATAGGAGGCATTTCACCACCTGTATCGTTAGGGTATTGCTCATCTTCTACCATAGTAGCGTCGTAAAAACTATATTCATTAATCTTTTGAATACGTTTCACAGCCTCACTTAGGTTGAATTTTTTTATTAAGTCCTCATTCTTTTTCATCTTAGTCGTTCAAAAGCATTTTATTGTCTTCAGTTAATAGAATGGTACTGTTTTCTGTTCTTTCATAAAGACCTTTATTATTCTTTTCTACCTTAACTTTAGAATTTGGCGCTTCACCATTTGCAATAGACTCTAACTGAGTTAATTTATTTTCATCAACCATATCTTTACTCTTTTTTTGTTTTTTATTTTCCTTTTTATTAGAATAATCATCTACCACCTCTTCAACAATAGATGTGGTAGAAACAACCTCTTCTTCATTAGTTGTTTCCTCAACATAATTTCTGTTTTTAACAGAATTATTTATG